TCCTCCCATGGCCGCATCCTCCTACCCTCGTCCCTGGAGGGACGTCTCGTCCTACTCGCAAGGGCAGAAAGAACGCCTTCCCCGCACCTTCTCCCTGGCCCTCCCTTCCTTCAGCGTCGTCGTCACTCGTCACCTCCACTACCCTCCGGACGTGTGGGTCCTCAGGTGCCCAGAGCTGGGAATGGACACCCATCCCCTCGAGAGCTCTTCGCTGGAGCTGGCTCAATTTGAAGCCATGAAGCTGGTCCGCGAAAAGCTCGCAGCGAATCTGAAGGCCCTCGAAGACACCTTGACCGTTTCCTCATGAATCCCGATCTCTTTGTCCAGCCGGGCGATGGGCCCACCCCTGCAGAACTTCTCTACGTCCAAGAGTGCGGCGAGCGGCTCCGATGGCGCCTTGCACTCGCTGTCCACGACCACCGGATCAATCGCCTCCTCCCAAGCACACCATGCCTGTCACTACCATCAAGCGCTGCCAATGCGCCAACGACTACTGGTTCACGGTCGAGGACTGCAACGTCGAGGTTGACGACCTACCGGGCTCAGGGGTTTGCGTGAAGCTTTTCGCGCCCATCGATCACGACCCCGACCCCAAGGGGACGCTCGTCCTCTCATGGGGGCGTGAAGATGCCCTGATGCTGCGCGATGCTTTGAATGCCCTCTACCCTCCGGACATCTCCGAATGACTGACTTCGACCCCAGCACCGAGCAGCTCGCCATGTTCGGAGCCCTTGTCTGGGACAAGTTCATGGGCCGCCCTCACTTCTTCGAGGTGGAGGAGAGCGAAGACTTCATGTGCATGGCCGAACAATGCGGCATGGCCCACCAGGCCAACTACGACCCTGACATCCACGGCATGGTGGACGACGCCGAGCCCGGCGATCGCATCTGGGTCTTTGGTCCCAAGCTGCCAAGCGCCGGCGAAGACCTGCCCGACAGCACAGCAGAAGAAGGCTCCTTGGTGGCCTTCATCGCCGGCGCCCTTGCCGAAGCGGACTCTCCCAATCGCTTCTACGAGGACGATGTCCGCCTCTGTCTAAACGCCATGGCTGATTGGCTCGAGCAGAACCACGCCTCGGCAGCCCCTGAGGCCATTGCCATCTTCTCCAGTTTCCTCCGATCCGAGTCCTCCCGATGAACACCCTTGACATTCCCGAACCCGTCAACATCGACGGCAAGCCTGATGGCTTCTACCTAATCTGCAAGGCAGACGACGAGACCGAATGGTGCCTTGTCTACCTCTACTCCCACGAGGATTTTGATTGCAGGCACATCGCCTTCTCTCCTATCGATGGCGGAGTCCTCATGCCCATCTGGGACCTGACCGAAGATTCCATTCTCATCCCCGCTCACATCACCTGTGCCCCCCATGAAACTGCCACACGCATTTCAGACCTTGGTGCAATTGCCATCGCGGCTCTTCAGGGCCAGCAGAATGCAAGCTGAGCTTGACTTCTGTCAGGCCCAGTTAAAAGCCACCGAGCTTCTCCACGCTGCTATTGCCCGCGACATTGAGGGCCATCTCGTACGACTGCGAGCGGTCAGATCAGACCTTGATCGCAGCATCAAGCGAGTGGAAGCACTTCTTTATGCTATCCCTAATCTCAATGACTGACAAGTTTCGAGCTATTCGTTATCCCAAGATCCCCAAGGACTGGGATCAACGCTTCCTCTACATGGCCGCCTCCGTTGCGGCCTGGTCCAAGGATCCCAGCACCCGGGTCGGCGCCGTCGCCGTTCGTGATCGCCGCGTCCTCGCCACCGCCTACAACGGATTCCCTCGCGGCCTACACGACTCCCTGGAGCGGCTGAACGACCGAGACACTCGACTGGCGATGACCGTCCACGCCGAGATGAACCTCATCAACCAGGCCGCCAGAAACGGCGTCTCCCTGGTCGGCGCCACGGTCTACGGCTACCCGATCATGCCCTGCAGCAACTGCACTGCCAGCCTGATCCAATGCGACATCGCCAAGGTGGTCGTCCCCAACTTCGTCGAGCCCATGCGCTGGGCGGAGAGCTTCGCTCACGCCAAGCAGATGTTCCTCGAGGCCGGCATCGGTGTCGAGCGCATCGAAGTCGAGGGCCCTCTGTCGGTCATGGCTCTCAGCGACTTCCAGCCCGGATCCTCCGAGACGGAAGACTCCGTGCTCCGCCTTGCCTGAGCTCCCTATTCTCCGTAGACTTCACCCCTCACCCCTTTCCCGTTCATGGCGAAAGCTCTCTCCTCTGCCCGACCCGCAAGGCCAGCCCTCCCCATCGGGCTCCGCATCCGCGAGGCCGCCCGCCCCGGGCGCACGGCGATGATCATCGGCAAGCCTGAACACGAGCGCCCCGGCCTCTCCCTGATCTGGGTTCAGATTGAAGGCAGTACTCGCCGCGAGCACTGGGCCACCCACCGCCTCGCGGCCCTTCCCACTGAGGATCAGTTCCGCAAGCTGGGCGGCCAGGTCGACGCCCCTGCCGGCTACCCCTTGATTCCGGTTCCTCATGCCTCGGCAGGCTGACGACTGGTACCTCTCGGACACCTTCCACACCGAAGTGTTCCTGGGTGCACCTTGCCTGTTCAGGCGTCATTCCGTCAGCAACCTCGAGCCAGGCACGCGTCGCTACAAGGACACCCAGGCCTGCGTGCACTGCGTCCAGAGTCTCACGCGTCCAACGTTGAGCCTGGACATCAACGTCATCCTCCCGGACTACCGCTTCCACTTCATCGAGTTCTGGTCCATGGTTGACATCCGTGGGCCAGACGACTGCTGGCCTCACCAGCAACGGACCATCAAGGACAGCAGACACTGGCCAAAGATCATGGCCGCACCCTCCTGGCTGAAGAACGCCCGCAGCAACACCTACGCCCCCTACCGCATCGCTTCCTGGTTCTCTTGGGGGGATACCGGCTTCCTAACGGTCAAGCCCTTGTGCGGCAACCTCGCCTGCTGCAACCCCCTCCACATCCAGGTGCAGCACGTCCCCCACTTCCGTGGCAACGTCCAGATGGATCGCCTCAACCTGGTCGTCCGTGCTGAGCGTCATCTCAGTCGCGTCCAAGAAGCTCTACAGGAATCCCGCGCCAAGCCGGCCAGCAAGATGCACCGCCGGCGCCTCGAAACCATGCGATCCATCAACCCCGAGTGGATGGGTCGACTCCTGGACGAGTCTCAAGGAGGCATCGCCTAGACTCACCTCTAGATCAATTCTTGCTTGCAGGCGCGGACCATGAAGGATGGGAGGCAGCGTCAACGCATGGAACTCCTGAGGCGCCTCATGGGCGGCTCAGGTTCCAGCGAAAAGTCTGGCTCTGGCTCTGGCTCTGGCTCTGGCTCTGGCTCTGGCTCTGGGAGCAAGCCCAAGAGCAAGCCCAGGGCTCCTGCCCCGGCTCCTGCCCCCAGCCCCGCCCCGGCGCCTGTTCGGGTGTCCGCCCCAGCACCCATTTCCCCCGATCTCGCCATGCGTGCCAATCAGACCGCCCAGAACCTTGCTCACGCAGAACAGTCCGCCAACGCTGCAGCTCCGACCCTCAAGCTGGGATCCTTCGCTGCCCACATGCCGACCAACCTGCCCGGGCAGCAGGGGGAAGGGGGTTCCGATGCGGCTCACGCCTACAACTTCAGGGCTTCTCAGAACAACCTGAACTACGGCACCCAGGGCGTCCTCGACTATGCGGCCCAGGCCGAAGGCTACACGCAGCAGTTCGGAAGCTATCTCGACCAGAAGGCCCTGAACCACAACGCTCAGATGGCGCAGGCCGACCGAACATCTCTCGGAAACCTGCACGCCACGGCTCCGCGCAACCCCAACGACGTCTTGAGCGACTGGTACGGCAGGATCTCCCACGACATCAACAAGGCCGTCAAAGCGAAGATCAAGTGAGCTCCCTTGCGCCTTGCACCTCACAAGCGTAGGCTGCTCTGAGTCGCCTCCTTCCCCGTGCTCCCACCAAGGGACCCGCTCTTTCGCGTTGCCATCCTGTCCGCTGGATCCACCCCTCAGCGCCTGGCCTATCAGGCGATGCACCAGGACTACTGCGCCGAATTCGTCGCCGAGCTCGATGACATCCCTGACGAGCAGGAGGCTGGCCCTCGGATCGTCAAGCACCTACTTGAGGGCAAGCGTGGCCACTACGGCCCCCTTGAGCACCCGCAGATCACCTTCAACGTCGGCTTCTTCCCTCACTCGGTGATGCAGCAAGCCCGAACGCACCGGGTCGGCATCAGCTTTGATGTGCAAAGTTTTCGTTACACGTCAGACCGAATCATCGCCGCCGCCAACGGCTATCTCTCTGTCGACGAGGTCTTCTACCTCCGCCCTGCAGGCAGATACGTCGATCGGCAGGGGCACGGAGCCGACTACACCGAGCGCCATCGTGATCGCGACTTCGCCGTCTGCCGCATGGCTGCTCTTCGCTACAAGGAGCTCATCGCCGAAGGTTTCGCCGAGGAGCAGGCTCGGGGGATCCTCCCCTTCGACTACCGTCAGCACTTCGTCGTCAGCTTCAACTGCCGGTCCCTGATGCACTTCCTGGACCTTCGTGCCAAGGCGGACGCCCAGCTCGAGATTCGCCATCTCTGCGACATGCTCCTGCCCAAGTTCCGCCTCTGGATGCCTGCTGTTGCCAAGTGGTACGAGCAGGACCGCCTCGGCAAAGCCCTTCTCGCCCCCTGAGCCATGCACCGCGCATCCAGACAAGAGGTCATCCTCAAGTTCTTCCCCGAGCTCCAGACCCTCGGCACCAGCGCCCGAGACGCCGAGTGCATCTCCAGGTTCGGCACAGCTGCCGGCAGGCTGATCCTGACGGACATGCTCTTTGCCTTCCGCAATGCCTTCAACGAGCGTGGCCCCGGGATCCTGGTCATCCGCCACAACGACGATGGCGAGAAAGGCGACGTGGCCTACATGACCTTGAGTGAGCTCACCCACGACCTCGACACCGCCTACTCCTACAACGACACTGATGCTGCCGCCTTCCTTTCGGACGCGATCAGCCAGGTTGAAGGCCTCAACCCCGACAAGCTCGCTCTGTTCATGCTGGTCGAAAGCCGGGGCGTTGCGATCGTCCCCGTTCCAGTCGATGAGCCGGAGGCTGGCATTCGCGCCATCTTCGAGGAGGTGACCTCTTGAGAGACGACCCCCAGGTCGGCGTCTACGTCCCCGTCGCTCCGCCGGCGGACTTCGTCGCCTGCGCTCGCGCCACCATGGGCGGCATCGACTTCGATCCCTACAGCACCAAGCTCAACAACACCCTGGTCAACGCTCGCCGCTTCCACGACATCCACGAGGTCGGCATGGATGGGACCCTCGAGCGGGACTGGGGCCTGCACGGCGAAGGTCGAGTCATGGTCTTCGCCCCCAGTGGCATGGATCCCAATCGAAGGATGCTGCGCAAGACCCTCGAGGAGTACCGCGCCGGGCGCATCAAGCAGGCCTGCTTCCTGGTCACCGGCCACGAAACCTGCACGCGTGTTCCATGGATCTGGGATTTCCCCATCTGCATGCCTTTCCGCAGGCTGCGTTTGCGCTGGTTCGACGACGAGCTCGACCAGTTCAAGACCTTCTCCCCATCCCACTGGTCCTTCATCGTCTACTTCCCCCCGTGTGAAGCCCCTCATGACTTCGACAACGGCCTCGCCGCCTTCCACGACTCGTTCTCATCGATTGGTCGCATCGTCTTCAACGAATTCTCTGGCGACCTTGCCTGGCGGGAGAGGTACCGTCTCTACATCGGCAAGGAGTTCAAGTGATGTGACCGGCGCCCCCGACTACTTTCGCTTCCCCAGCGGCAGGCTCTGCCGTCTGCATCGAGCAATCTGTTACGACTCCTGGCTCATGTGGCGGCATGCCCTGCCTGAGGACCAGGTCTCATGGGCCCTCCTCAGGCAGCCGCAAGTCCACGCGATCGGCCGACTGGCCAGGTTGCTGCACCCCCTGAGCAGAGCGATCGCTCGAAAGAACCCGGGGACCTTCAAGTACTTCCGAGTCATGCAATGGTGGGACCCCCATCACCCCGACTGGAGTAGCGGCCGGCGCATCCTTCTCCACACCCACTGGATGGACGCCAGCGAAGCGCTCACCTACCTCGATCCCGACCACGTGAGGGGCATCGTCCGTGGCGGCGGCACCGCCGAGATCCTCCTCCTGCGCTACCGCGCTGGCCAGGAACGCCTTGTCAGAAGCGGCGCAGCCGTTGCTCGGCCTCCTCAGCGCCCCTCTGCTTGATCAGCTGCCCGGCGCCCATGGCTCCGAAGCCACCCATCCCGCCGCTCACGTACCCCAGTGGGTGCCCGTCAGCGTGCGCTCCGCCCACCATTGCTGCAGCGGCAGTCCCCAGCAGCAGCTTCCCGGCGTCTCCCAGGTTCATGGCCACGGCATCATCGAAGATGTCGCCAGCTTTGCGCTGCCCTGCGTAGGGATTGGCCATGGGTTCAAGAGCGACAATCGCTTCATTCTATTGGGCGCTTCGCCCGCTCCTCCTCTTCCCGCTCCGCCTGGTCCGACTCCCAGACCCGACGCCTGTTCTCCTCGAAGACCTCTCTCCGGTCCGCCAGTTCTCTCGATCGCTGCGCTGACACCAGGCCAGCCCGCTGGTTTTCCGTGTACCAGTCCGGCGTGCCGGTACTGCCCCCCATGGTGGCCGCCCTTCGGTTCTCGATCGCCGCCTTCTGCAGGTACTGGCCGATCAGCCTGTCAGCCCCTCCGCCGGTGTCGACCGCGCCTGCTGCTTCCCTGTAGCGACGGTCCATGACCTTTCGAAAAATTGTGCCTGAGGCACTCTTCAGGAACTAGGTTACCCAGGCGAGATCCACCTGTATGACCGCCTCCGAGTTCCCCGTTCACGCGCCCTCCGCGCTCCCCCTCTTCTTCCGTTCCTACTCCCGCCGCAAAGACGATGGCTCCCGCGAGAGCTGGAAGGAAGTCATCGATCGCAACCTTGGTGGCCTTGCCAGGCTGGGCGACCTCACCGAAGAGCAGCTCCTCCTGCTGCGTCGTCACCAGGAGAATCTCACAGCCCTGCCCAGTGGTCGCTGGCTGTGGGTTGGCGGCACTCCCTGGTCCGACGATCCTCGCAACTTCTACGGCAGCTACAACTGCAGCTCCCGCGCCATTCATGAGCTTTCTGACTTCGCCACGCTCATGAACCTGGCGATGCAGGGCACCGGCACCGGCGCTGTCCTGACAATCGAAAACCTCCAGAAGCTGCCGACCATCGTCAACGGGATCACCATCACCCATCGCGGCGAGATCGGCGCAACCCCGCCGGAGCGCCGTGCCGAGGCCACCATGACGACTATGACCAATCGCGGTCACATGGAGATCAAGGTGGGCGATTCTCGCAAGGGGTGGGTCGACAGCTACCAACGACTGCTCGAAGCGGCTTGCGATCCCCTGCTCGCCGACGGCCGCCTGCACGTCACCATCGACCTCTCCTGGGTCAGGCCTGCCGGCGAGAGACTCAAGGGCTTCGGCGGTACCGCCAACCCAGCCGTGTTGAAGGAAATGTACGGGCGGGTCGCAAACATCCTGAACAAGGCTGTGGGTCGCAAGCTCAATTCCCTGGAGGCCTGCTTGATCATCGATGAAGCGGCTCGTTGCGTGGTCGCAGGGAACATCCGCAGATCCGCCGGCATGCGGCAGTTCGACCCCTACGACGAAGACGCTGCTGGCGCCAAGACCAATCTGTGGGTTCAGGACGAAGACAGCAACTGGACCATCGATCACGAGCGCGACGCACTGCGCATGGCCAATCACACCCGGGTCTTCACGTTCGCACCTTCCTTCGACGAGGTCCTCGAGTCCGTCAAGTCTCAGTACGAATCTGGCGAAGGCGCCATCCAGTACGCCCCTGAGGCCCTGGCACGCGCCAACTGCGACATCCTTTCCACCGAATGGCTCCGCAAGCAGTTCCTCGATGCCATCGAAGAAGGCGGCCTCGCCGCCGGCAAGGAAGTGCTCTCCCTGGCCCTCTGTGGCATCAAGGACCCTGGCATGGCCTCCGTCGACGACCAGCGAGATCTGGACCACAGGATGAAAAGGTATGGCCTTAATCCTTGTGGAGAGATCATAGGCAATGACTTCATGTGCAACCTCGCTGAGGTTCACCTGAACCAGCTTGATCCCGACGATCACGATGAAGTCGACTCTGCCTTCCGCGCAGCAGCTCTGACCGTCGCCGTCCTCCTGCACCACACCTTCAGGGACGACCGCTTCCGCTACTCCCGCTCGATCGACCCCATCGTCGGTGTCAGCTTCACCGGCCTGTTCGACTACTTCGCCCGGGCCTTCGGCTCCGAATGGCTCGACTGGTGGCAAGAGGGCCGGCCGCCCTCCACCGAGGGCCTTCGCTTCACCTGCGAAGAAGAAAAACACCTGGCCCGCTTCCGCCAGATCGTCGAGTCCGAGGTCGCCGACTACTGCACCAAGAACGGCTTGCGGATCCCCAACCGATCCACCACCGTGCAACCCGCCGGCTGCCTCACGCCCGAAGCCCTGCGCGTCTGCGACAACGGCCTCTACCTGATCGATGAGCTCGCCGGCGCCTCCAACGAGCTCAAGCGTTGGGCCCCGTTCACAGGGTCCGCCAAGGTCCGCAACATGCCCATCGCTGGGATCGTCGAAAACCACCACCGCTACGAAGGAGAGAGCCTTGGCCCCCTCACCGAGATCACCTTCTACAGCGGTCGCAAGCTTCGCGTCACCCCCGACCACCGCTTCAAGGAGGTGCTCCCGGGACCAGGGGGAGGCACGGGCTGGATCCGGGCTGACGAGCTGAGCGCTGAAACGGAGCTCCAGTTCAGCCCAGGCTCCTACACCAACCCCCACGCCTCAGTCCCGTTGGAGCCACTTCCCCACTACTCCCGCCCTGAGCTCAGCCACGTCAGCGAAGACCTGGCCTACGTCATGGGCTTCCTGGCTGCTGCTCGAGGGACTGATTCCATGGGGACATTCATCACCGGCGCTCGCGCCGACAGCTACTTCCATCGACTCGTGGAAGTGGCCAACGCGGCGTTCGGCCCCAACTTCGCCAAGCCCCATCGCCTCAAGTGCCGCACCAGAGTGACCATCGACGTCGCCGCAGCTGAGGACTGGCTGGACCGCAACGGGCTCAGGAGCCGTTTCCTCTCCGATCACTTCACTCCGATCCCCCTCCCCTTCCGCCTCGCCTGCCGGGAAGATCTCCTCGCCTTCTTCTGCGGCATCATCGACGGCGCCAGGCTGACCATCGGAACCTCCGAGATGCTCTACGTCGACGTCGACGAATGGCATCCGGACACCGTCGCTCACGTCCAGGAGGTCGGCGAGGCAATCGGCCTGGTCTTCATCAGCAAGATCGTCAACCGCCGCCGGTCCCTCAGGCTGGCCAAAGGCCACTCCACCAGCTACGCCATCAACTACCTGAACCACCGCAGCAGCCTGAGCTTGGCCCCACTGCAGAGCATGAGGTGCCACGACAGGACCAGTCCCTTTCAGATCGTAGACATCGGCCCCTGCTACGCCCCCATCACCTCTGACATCACCCTGGACACCGACAGCGACAACGAAGCCTGGTACTTCAACGGCGCCCTGATCTCACACAACTCCAAGTCCCTGCTGACCAACGCCTCTCCCGGCTGGCACCCGCCCAAGGCCGTCTACTACATCCGTCGAATCACCTTCGCCCGAGAAGATCCCATCGCCCTTGCCTGCATCGACTACGGCTACAACGTGGTCCCCTCCCAGTCCGACAAGGACGAGAACGGCCGGCTACTCGATGACCCCTGGGATCCTCGCTGCACCGAGTGGCTGGTGGAGATCCCCACCGCCGTGCCCTGGCACGACCTGCCCCATGCCGACGAGGTCGACCCCTCGAAGTTCAGCGCCCTGGCGCAATTCGACTTCTACATGAGGGTCCAGCACCACTACTCCGGCCACAACACCTCGGCCACCATCGAGCTGAGCAAGGAGGAGATCCGCCCACTGGCCCGGGCCATCCACGCCGCGATCACGACCAACCAGGGCTACATCTCTGCAGCCCTGCTGGCCCGGATGGACGACAAGCACACCTACCCCCGCATGCCGTTCGAGTCGATCGACCGGGCGACCTACGAGGAGATGTGCGCCGAAGTCCTGAAACGTCGCGTCCAGGACGACTTCTACCAGGCCCTCACCGACCGAGACGCTGGGTCGCGGGCGCCGGAGCAGCCGCAGGGGCCCGCCGGATGTGACAGCGACAAATGCCTGATGCCTCTGGCCAGCCCCGCCGGCTGAGCCAGGCGTCAGGCTCTCGTGTTCCAGGCCGCACGCGCAAGCGCTGCGGCCACTTCCTTCGTCGGCGCACATGCGCTCTTGTACGCGCAAGCCGAGTAGCCACCGCAGTAGCAAGCCACGCTGGCGAAAAAGGCATTCACATGACTGTGCGGCCTGAGCACCTCCCTGGGCTTCCCGCCACAGAACGGACAGGGCAGCAGTGACGGCTCGCTCACAGCCCCCTCTCCTCGGTGTCCTCGTCCTCGCTCACATGGTGGGGCGGGGCCTCCGTTTTCATCTCGCAGGCCTGCACATCGATCACCGGCCGGTGTTCTCCCGCCACGTTGTTGAAGTGGTAGAAGCCAGCACTGGCCCTGAGCACACGCTCAATCGCGTCGGTTCCGGTGATCTTCCCTTCTTCGAGCATTCTCGCCGTGAGACCCAAACGATACGCCAGAGCCTGCTGAGGGCCTTTCTCCGTCCACCGGTAGAACCCCACCTCCTGGGAGATGGTCCGTCCGGCCCCGTCGTAGACGAGGGTCAGGCCAGGGAACTGGATGCCGAACTCAGCCATTGATCCCCAGCTGCTCGTTGACGGCTTGCATCTGCTGGTTCAGCCCAGCGAGCGTCGACGCCAGCTGGCTCTGAGCCTGGGCGGCCATGACAGGCGTGAACTGCCCGTTCTGTCCAGGCTGCTGCTGCTGCCGGGCGATCACCGACACGGTGGTGCGCAGCGCCCCATCCAGCTCTTCCCTGGTGATGAGCTGCTCCAGGATCGGCCGAAGCTCTTCTCGGCTCACGGCATTCTCCGAAACGGCCTGACTCAGCCTGGCGATGCCCTGTCGTGCGTCGTCACGCATGACGTGAGCTTCGTTCAAGCTTTGCTGGACACCGTTCTGCAGGTACTCGACAAGGGCAGTGACCCGGCCGACGAAGCGCCTCTGCATGCGAAAGCAGACGGCCGCACTCAGCACCACGGAAACCCCCGCAGAGACGAGCGCTGAGATCAATGCACTGGTGAACATTCTGTAAGGGCTCAAGGCCCGGCAGTTGGGTCAACCCCATCTTGCCTGACGGAGCTCACTTTGACCAAACTCTGGCGATACGCCGACGCAGCGAGTCGAAGTTCTCATACGGCTTCATGCTGCCGCTGCCGGCCGGCGCCGGTGCCAGGAAATCAATCGAGGCGATCGTGCCGTCCTGGCTGAGGACCCTCCCGGTTCCTCCCTGCCTCCCGATGATGTCCCCCTCGTTGACCTGCTGCCCCACCTTCACGTTGATGTCGTCGAGATGCGCCTTGAGGACATCGACCTTCTTCCCGGTCGCAGGATCCACCGACTCCACCACCACGTACTTCCCGTACCCCTTGCCCTTGGCCCCACGACCCGAGCCCTGGTATCCGATGTCCTTGACCACCCCGGGCAGCAAGGCCCGGAACCCCTTGTCCTCCCAGTACAGATCGATCCCCGGCTGCCCGGTGTCAAACGAGGTCGAGACCGACCGCACCCTCTCCAGCGGCCCCGACTGCTGAGCGGGCACGCTGAACTGAGAAGTCTCGCTCGTCTGTGCCGTGGGGATGGGCTGCTGAGCCACAGCCGGAGTGAGAGGAGTGAGACCGCTCATCGGCTTGCCCATGGCGTGCTGCGTCAGCTGCACCGCCTGCTCATTGGCGAACCGCCTCTTGCCCAGCGCCTGCCCAGCCAGGTACGCCAGGCCGCCCCCGGCGGCGGCGGTCGCAGCTGCGGCTGCAGCAGGGGCAGCAGCCTGCATGATCGAGGCGATGGCCGCCTCCCTGACGGGCTCAGACAGCCCCGGCCCACCAGCCTTGGCCGGTTGGGCCCCGAAGATGTTTCCGAAGATCTGCTCGACCCCTGCGCCAGCGACCTGCTGGGCTACCAGGGGCACCCCTCCGGCGGCAGGGCCGGGAAAGGTGGCCCCCTGAGGGGGCGCCCCCTTCGCGTAGGTGTCACGGCTCTGGCTGAAGCGGTTGAGCAAGTCCTGGGTCTTCTTCACCGGCTGCCCGTAGTAGCTCTTCCCCTCGAGCGTCGGCAGCGACGCCCACTCCGGCGCCAGTCGGTTGAGTACCTGCGGGTTCAGCCCGTTGGCTGCCAGATCATCAAGACTCACCCCTCGGCGCTGGATCAGGGCCAATGCCGCCAGGTCCTGGTTGCGCGGGCTGAAGTCGTTCGCTCCAACCTTTTTCGCCACCTCGTCCCAGGTGGTGGAGAGGAACTGATACCTCCCGGCGGCGTCGCTCGCTCCACCACTCCAGCCCACCCTGTTGCGCGGGTGCGACCAACCCTTCGAGGTGTCGAAAGACTTGCCGCCGAAGTTGGTGTTGTAGTCCGCGCCTTCGGCCCAGGCGATGGTGTCGAGAGCCGCCCTGACGTTCGGGTTCTCCAGGTAGCTCGCAAGGTTCTTGGTCACACCCGTCTCACTCTGAGACCCCATCCTACGGTCGTCCTCAGACCAAAGCTGACGTAAGATTCAGTCGACCAGAGAGCTCCCTATGACTGCCAAGGCCATTGTCTGGCTGACGACCGACCAGATGATCAAACGGCTGGACGTCAGCCTGTCCACCCTCTACCGGGCCAAGCGAACCATGATGCGAGATGGCGTCCACTTCGTTCGCAAGAACCCAGCCAGCGGACGCAACGGTCACCTGCGCTGGAACGAGCAAGCCGTCCGAGAGGTGTTCCGTGTCGTTTGATCCCCTCGGCTTGCGCAAACCCAAGATCCTCGACTCCCCCGAGCTCCACCTCACCCCAGAGGGCGAAAAGGATCGTGTCGCCTACTGGAAGCGAGTCAACGACCTGGACCAGTTCCACCGGAACTTCCGTCCGCCTACCCCGCAAGAGCAGGCTGACCTGAACAGACGCGTCCCAATCGATCAGGTCAGAATCCAGAGCCTCTCCGACGACTCCTCCAACCAGTGGTCCGTTGAAGAGATCTACGGCATCGAACCCCCAGAACCACCCTTGCAGACATGAACTTCAAGAAGGTCAGGCAATTCGCCGAAGACCGCATCGTCCCCATCGCCCTCATTTCCCTGGTGGTCCTCGCCATCTGGGGTCACATGGGCTACATCTCGGACGGATCTCAGGCCATCCTCGAAGAGCAGGGCTACACCAACATCACTCTCCAAGGCTTCCAGGGCTTCGGCTGCGGAGACGACGACACCTTCGCCATGCGCTTCTCGGCAACCAATCCCTCTGGCCGACAGGTCAAGGGCTACGTCTGCTCCGGCTACCTGAAGGGCTACACCGTCCGCTTCTCCCGCTGATGCCAGGCTCCATGGAGTACATCCGAAAGACGTACGGCGTGCCAGCCAAGCGGGGCATGCGCATCGTCTTTGACGACGGCCACCACCGCTACGAAGGCAAGATCATCGGCACCTCCAGCACCCTCCTTCGCGTGCGCGTTGACACTCCGCCTCAACGGGCCCCCATGCACTTCCACCCCACCTACCACATCACCTACCTGACATGACCGAGCCGCTGCCCTGTCCCTTCTGCGGGCAAACAGAAATCACCTTTCAGTGGTCCGATGGGCTTCGCTGGGTCATGGCAGTCTGCAAGAACTGCGGCGCTTCCGCCTGTGAAGTCCGCTCCCAAACCAGCGGCGACGGCACCCTTCAGGAGTGGCGCGAATTTGCCGAGCAACGCGCCCTGAAGGAATGGAACACCCGAGCTCACGGAGTAATCTGAAGGTCCCCGCTCCAAGATGATGGCCAAGCGACGGATGGCCGGCGAACGCATGGGTATCGCCATGAGCCAGGGCGGCACCAAAGGCAGCTTCACTGCCGCCGCCACCAAGGCCGGCATGGGCGTCCAGGAGTACGCCCGGCACATCCTTGCCCACAAGGACGAGCACTCCCCCAAGCTGGTCAAGAAGGCCAACTTCGCCCGCAACGCCGCGAGCTGGAACAAGGGCTGAGGCCTACAGGCTTTCGCCTCTCGGTCGAAAACGGGTGCCAGTGTCCACCGAGTCAATCAGCGCAAGACCTTCCGCCAACGGCCGATGAGGGTTATGCGCCTGGATGTTCGAAGCCCAGAACAGTCCGATTTCAGGACCGCCATTGACCACGTGATCACCCGCCAGATACCTCTGAGCGAGATCGCTCAGGCTGACTGGCTGGCCATCAACCATCGCAATCGGCCCGTTGGCGTATCGCATCACCTGGAAGGAGCAAGCAAGATGGGCAGATGAAATCTAGTACCTACCCACTGCTTCCCTTACGCTCGCCGCCAGACCATCGCGTGCCCCGCGTCCATCAGGGCTCGCCCCAGGTCGACCGCCCTTCCGTCCTCGTCCTCTCGAAAGACATCGCCCAACCACCGACCAAAGCCGTCCTGTCGGTGCGTTTTCACCATCACCCCCTCCCCGTCCCCGATCCACTCCCGGGTAAAATCGCCTGCCTCGTTCCACCCCTCTTCCCGGCGTTCAGGGCAATCGATCCCCAGCAGCCTGATCCGCAACCTGTTGGCCTGCATCGAGAACCCAACGTCAACTGAGAGCTCGAGAGAGTCGCCATCAATGACCCGGATGCTGCCTGAGACCACCCGGTAGTTGTAGAGCCTGTCCCTCACTGCCCGCCCCGCCGACGCATCACCTCGCTCAGCAAGGCAGCGCCACTGCCCAGGCCAGCGGCACCCAGGATCGCAGGGATCGCGCTGACCCCTGCCGTGCCGGCATGAGCCGCCTGGGCGACATCACCGCCGTTCAGTCCGCTGGCTGCCAGGCTTTTCTCGTACCCGTCGATCTTGCTTGTCATCGCAAGCACGAGGCCGCTCTCGTTCGGAGCATTGGCCCTGAGCTCCCCGGCAGCCTGAACCAGCTTCTTCTGCTCGGCAGTCAGGCCTGGCACTGCAGCAATCACCTGATCTGCCGGAGCGCCAGCAAGGACGTGGTTCAGCATCTCTCGGATCGCCGGCGGCTGGGATGTGATCAGTCGAGTCGCCTCCTGCGTGCTCGGAGGTAGGGACCTGTACTCCGCTCCGATGCTGTTCAACTCATCGGCCAGATAGTCCTCAGAATCGTGCGCAAGGGTCTGACCCAGTACCGCCCCTGTCGCCCCACCCAGGCCTCCAGCCACCAGCGCTCGGTTCATGCTCGGGGCCCCTGATCTGTGAGATGCTCCGGCGATTCTATCGGCGGCATCAGCTGGCGATCGAGCTCAACCCCCAGCCCTTCCTGCACCAGTACCAGCAGCTCCTCTTCCTCCGGCAGGTTCCTCAGCAGCCAGAGCGCCTCATGGCGCAACGAAGTGATGGAGATCGGCTTCCGGCCACTCTTGGCAATCCGCACCAGGAGCTCACGAGCTGCCATCAGGGCGCCCGCCGCCCTCACCCTTTTAGAGAGCTCAATTGACTTGCGACTTGCGATCACCTACGGTGAGCTGCAGACATCCATCCAGTGTGCCAGCCCCAATCACCAAGCCCAGCACCCTCGCCGCCATAGGCGAGCTGAACCTGCCCTTCCAGCAGAAGCCCAAGACCCGTCTCGAGCTCATTCCTTTCGCTGCCATCGAGGAAATCGGAGAGGTCCTCACCTACGGCGCCATCAAGTACGAAGCCAACAACTGGTGCCGAGGCGCTCGCTGGGGCCGGTACTTCGCCGCCCTCTGCCGGCACATCTTCGCCTGGTGGAGAGGCGAGGACAAGGATCCTGAGACCGGCTTCTCTCACCTGGCCCATGCCGGCTGCTGTTTGCTGTTCCTCATGGAATACCAACGCAACGGCTGGGGTGAAGACGATCGCTTCACGGGCCCGGACGACACCCCTTTCATGAAGCACGATGACGCCACCTGAGCCACCCACTATCTGGTGGCGCTGCCTGGGAGCAGACGAAGTGATCTGCTCTTTCTGCCAGCGCCACACCCCATTTCCTGAAGACCTCGAAGGTCTGGAGGCAGGAGAGCATGGCCCACCCTCGGACGTCAGCGCCGATCGATGCGAAGACTTTGTTCTTCGAGAAGACCTCTTCCCTTCCCCTCAGCACCCGACACTTCCGCCCCCCTCAAGCCCCATCGAGCCTTGGCCGATACCAGGACCCCCACTCGATCTCATCCCTCGAGCTGCGGATCCTTTTCAGCAGACCCGCTTCCTTGAGTCCGACTGGTCATCCATCCCCGACGAATGGAAGCATCGTCACTTCGTGACCCAGGCGGAAGGAAGCGACTTCACGGTCGACTGGCATCACCACCCCCGCAAGGGCTACATCAGCGACTTCAAAATCACTCACGGATGCGCCCGCTACGACGACAAGCCAGTCCCAGGCTTCTGGATCGACTCCGAAGGAGGCTGCATCGGACGCTTCCGCTGGACCAACACCATGCACTGGACAGGGGCCCAGCTCTACGAAGGGCTGATCGCCCTAGGCCCCATCGTCCTGTGGGGGCGCTCCTGGTTCCACGAGACGACTGAATCTCTTCCTTATGGCGCAATCCATACTCCATCTGGCATTTCAAAGTCTTCCGTATAACGACAAGCAGCCGTAAAACGCACTGCATCGATATACCCTGGCCACTGGTTGCCGCCCACGTAGCCGGCACCGATAACATTTAGCGCAATGTTGCCTCCCAGTGCAAGAGATGACTGCTCCACTCCATTCCAAAAGACCCTATGCAACGTCCCTTCTCTCGTCCAGGCAAAATGATACCAAGTGTCTATCAGAGGCGCTCCTTGAGTAGGCGTTCTGTTGCAGATAGAAGCCCCATCATAATACACGAAAAGGTTTGGGGACAATCGCATCTGCCTGTTCCCTCCCGTATGTCCCGTGAACGCTCGTATACCACTCAACGACGTAGCCCTGAGAAACATCTCTACGGTAAAATCCCCAGGAAATACTACCTCGGGAAAATCCAGTCTTGAATTTACATTCCCCAAATAACTAGAAGACCCAGAATACTTCTCTGCGGTGCTGATAACGCAGGTTCCTGACCTGGTTATCGTCCTCGCTCCGGTTCCTGTGTCTATAAAAGTCGTCGAACCGTCTTCTCCCTCCATCATCAACAGGAGGACCACATCATCGGCAAAGGGATCATTGCCCATTGGCCAAGTACCACTGCGCCTGAGCAGGCCCTGCTCATTCGGCAGCCATAAGCCTGAGCCGTTGTACGGTTCAGGTTTGCCTCGAGCGGCTCCAATCAGCCCCCCATTAAATCCAAGCATCAGGCTATCTCCTCGTATCCAACAACAATCTCAAAACGATTATTGGTCAGAGCCTGAGCTTGCAGCGAGTCCCCCTCTTCCAAATAAATATACGCTTCACGCGCCACCAGGACTTGCGTTGCCCTTGCCGGTACGGTCATCGCACTGGCAAGACGGTAGTTCACTCCTCCACGAGTCAATACCAATGTGATCTCATCCAACAGGTTTGCGTCAATATTCGCGCAGTAAACCGAGTTGACCCGCATCACCTTGCCACTGGCGCCCGGGTTCGACAGCACTGTGCCCATCGCGTTCGTCACAACGTACACAGCCGTCTTACCTGTGACGGTTGCCGGATCTCGAAGGTTGGGTGCAGGCATAAATCTTCAGCTTCCCCACCACTCTATGAGGCCCAGGGACTCGAAGCCGTAGTTCTGAACCGCCCAGTCGGCGAAGTAGTCCACGGCTGGAGCAGCCCTGAGCGTACCCGCCGTCCCGCCTCTGCCGGTCACCGCCCCAAGCAGGGGGCGCGGAGGCGGGATGCGCACTCTCGACTCCCCCAGCCCGCCCTGGCCGACAAGTGGCCCGATCAAGAGCTTCCGAACTGCCTCGGGCAGTGTCGACCCTCCGAGGCCGCCCTGACCTGTGACAGTCCCGCTGATCGCATGCAGCTTGATCGCCGACAGCGCCAATCCGCTCAGCCGCCCTTGGCCGCTCAGCGTGCCGCCAAGGTTCGCCTCCGGGTAGCTGTAGACCGTCCCGCTGAGGCCACCGGTGCTGCTCAGGATCGCCGCGATATTGACATCCTTGACCAAGCGCGACTTTCCGAGGCCGCCGAAAGCTGTCAGTTTGCCTCGAATGAACCGCAAGGTACTCATCCTCAGCAGCAGCTGGCCCTGCGTGCCCTGAGTCACCCCCAGGCGCGCCACTCTCTGGAAGGCGGGCAGTGGAATCTCGACGTCCACACCGTTGACAGAGACGATCTCCAGCACGTCTCTGCTGCCCAGCTGGCGAACAAATCCGCCAGAGGGCGGATCGAATAGCCACACCTCTGCCGTCCCTCGAGGCAGCCACCAGTCGTTCTGCCGGCACCAGGAGTAAAGCGGCATCTCTTCATCGGTCCAGAGGATCGGTCGGTTCACTGGCCTGAACGTCGCCTCTGCCCCCCGGAGCTCTCCATCCGCGTCCAGCTGCAAGCCGACGGCCGGCGCCACGCCAAGCAGCAGCAGGTCGAAGGTGACCATGTGCTTGGCGTAGAAGTCCCGCACATCCCCAAAGCCTCTCTCCCTGGCAATTGCCTTGCGCAGATCGATCAGCCCTGGGTCGTTCCTGATCGGCGTGTCCCTCGGCTCGTCAAACGGGACCTCCGCCTCCCAGCGGACCGCATGAATGTGCTTGCACTCCCGTCGTCGATCCACCCGGGGGTCAAGATCGAACCACTTCTTCGAGTAGCCGAACGACTCCCGCTCCCATGCCTTCACCGGATCCCGCCCCGCCGCCGGCATCGGGAAGTTCTCTGAAACCCCCTCCCTCGACTGCAAGTTGGCGACCTGTCGTCCCTGGTAGTCGGGGCAGCTGCACTCGAACCGATGAGACGAGCAGAGGTGGCGAGAGCCGTCGTCCCTCCACCTCAGCGGATTCCCGGGGTTGTAGGTGCCCAGCTTCCAGTACAGCCGGGATGGCGTTATCCGGCGCACGAACGGCCGCGACAGGTCGAAGATCAGCCGGAATCCGCTCACGTCCACTTCCACCAGAGTGAAGGCCACCGCCTCCGTGGGCTGTGGATCCAGGTCATCCGGGTACTTCGGGCCCAGGGCGGAGTCTTCGAACTGGTCCCCAATCAGCGACGTCCACACCGACAGCCGTGATCGATCGATCACACCGCGCACGTTGTAGATCAGTCGATGCTTGCTCGGATCCGGATCGCCCCGATCCAGCGTCACGCTGCCGGCTTCGATGGGAGCCGGCAGGGTCAGAGCGCCCCGTGGCCTGAGCGTCACGTGCCACGCTGATTCCCCCGACGACCTGCCCGGGAACAGGTAGGTCACCAGCGGGATCGCATCGAGGATCGGGCCCGTCTTCAGGTGCGCCACCAAGCCAAGCTTGCGTTCAACCCAGGAGTCGTCGGCAGTGTCCTGCCAGATCTCCATCCCCCGCAGCCAGCGAGAGTGATCACTCTCACGGTTGTAGCTCTCGATGAGCGTCGGCACCCGAATGCCACCTTCGCCCGCCTCCGGATAGAGGCCAGGCGATTTTCTCTTCTGCGGCCTGGTGACCGAATCGAACCCCTTCTGCTTCGGAAAGCTCAGGCTCGGCCCGAAGCCGCGACTGCGCTTTCCCATGGGATCAGTAGTACCCGCCCTGAGCGATCACCATGACCCGAGCAGGGCCCACCCCAGACAACAGGGCCACGCTGCTGCCGACGTAGAGCCGCCAGTCGGTAGGCACCAGAAGCCCCGTGGTCTTCTTGTCCAGCTCCCCCGGATATTCTTCCATCGTCGCCGCCGGCGATGCCAGGCTGGGCACCGGTGCCAGCAAGGGCAGTAGGGGGATATTGGTGATCTCTCCCACCGTGGTCGAGCCCAGCGCAGCAGAGCCGATCACGTAGCAGTTGGAGCTGTTCAGCAAGGCCACGTTCGTGATCCGACTGGCAAACACGATGATCCTCGCTGATGTCAGCGAGGCCTCGGTGGCGATCGCCGTGATGCTGTCGATGCACGCGCCGTCGGCGCCGGGGTTCACCAGCTCCTGCAGCCCCGCCACCGCCGGGGTGTTGAGATTGCTGGCCGTCGCCAGGCAGGCAGTCTCGCCCACCGAGGCGATGGCCAGCAGTGGCCGATCGATCATCAGCGGCTGCTTGTTGGTCGAAGTCGAAGACATGGAGAAACCTCAGAGTGCGAGCAGCGCTGTGCTCATGATCCCATCCCGCTGAAGGCCCGGCTCAGGTTGTGCCCCTCGCGCAGGATCTGCAGCTGATCAAGGATGTCCAACGGCTGAGCCAGATTCAGCTGTCCGCCGTAGGCCTTCGCCGCGTCCACAGAAGGTGCCGGGGCGGAGGAAAGCGCAGGCTGCTGCCCCTGCTGCGGCTGGAACCCCTGCATCGCTGCAGCCATCGTCTCGGGCGTGATCGCCAGGGACTGCACGTTGCTGTTGGTGGCGACCGGCACATTCATCAGCTCGCCAGTCTCGGGAGCGAAGCCCGTCTGCGCCTGAGCAGCACCGACGGGCGGAGTCCCGGAGGGTGTGCCGGCCGGCTTCGAGAACCTGGCGACAGCAGCCTGGTCCTCGAGGAACCGGTCGACGATGTTCTTCCCGTCGACCCCCTTCTGAGCGTTCTGGTTGGCGATCGCCCACTGCCGGATGTCATCCCGCAGCCCCGCGAAGCGATCCGTCTCCTGAGGCGCAGCGATGTTCTGCCGGTAGGACGCCGTCGCGCTCGCCAGAGTCTCCGGCGACAGAGGCGTCGCAGCGATTCCGTAGTCCCTCGCATCAATCGCATCGAACATCTGAGCGTTCGCCGGATCGAACGCTTTCGAGGTCGCATCGGTGCGGAGCTCAGGCAGGATCTTGAAGCCGGCGTTGCCGGCCGCCTGTACCAGCTGCTCGGTCCGCCCGCTCCCCAGCGGCGCCATCATCCGACCACCGCCCGTTGGAGCGGCTCCAGCGGCAACAGGCTTCAGTCCGGGATTCTGCACGGCGTAGGCCTTCTCCAGGTCCGCCTGCGCCGGCGGCTCCATCGCAGCAGGGCGACGACCAATCGGCGCCGGTGCCGTAGCGGTGGCAAGCCCGGCCTTGGGCGGAGCCGCTCCGAACGTGCTCGCTCCCCGGGACACGCCCTCCGGATACTGAGACGGCACGTTGGCACTGGGAGGCAGCCCTTGTCCTCGGGAAACGCCCTCCGGATACTGAGATGGCACGTTGGCACTGGGAGGCAGTCCAGGCATCTGGCTGGGGGCCGACCTCGATCTCCCCCGGGGGCCGGTGTTCGTCGCACCTGCCAATGACACCGGCGCCGTCGACCGATTCCGCATGGGCGGAGGGCCCTGCATCGTCTGTTCGAAGTCCCGTCGGGTCATCTGCCCGAAGCCTTGAAAGAGGCCGAATGGATTGGTCATGGTCAGCGCCAGTTCAGAGAGTTGGTGTACGACATGATCCGAGTCCCGACTGAGGGATCGGCCGGGCCCGGCAGGGCATTGATGAACTCGCCGCCGCTGGCAGAGAAGGCGTAACGCCTGACCTCCTCGCGCCGGTAGTTCGCCACGTAGAGCGTCTCGGCGAGACGATCCACTTCCCGGAGGTAGATCTCGCGACCGATCTGCTCCGCCTTGAGGGGATCGGACTGATAGATCGCACGCTCCGTGTCACCAGTGAAGCGCTCGATCCGTGAAGGCATCGGGCCGTCCTCACTGCCGTACACCTCCGACAAGCGCCAGGCACGATCACAGCGATCAAGGTGGTCGATCACACGCTCGTACCAGTGCCCATCTGGAATGCGGGCCATGGCCTCCTCGAGCCTCGCCAGGTCGCCAGCCGGGATTTGCCCGCCTGAGTTCATCCCCAGGTGGAACCGACAGCGGCTCTTGTCGTACGTCGAAAGCTCCACGCAACCCGCGCAGGGTGTCGAGCCATTCTAGGTCTCAGCCGATGTAGAACTGATCCTCCTTGAAGACCTCTTCCCAGTTCACCCGCTCGATGGTGCGCAGCTGGTCCAACTGCTTGAAGCGCTCACCAGGCAGCGAGTTGCGCAACTCGACGATCTTCTTGGCGGTGGCGTAGCCGATCCCCTTCAGGGCGACCAGCTGCTCCGCCGTGGCGTAGTTCAGGTTGACCCGAGTGTCCACGGGGATCACCGTCTGGGGCGCCCGCTTCGCCTCCTCCTCCTCCTCGGAGGCCAGCGGCTGCGGGCCTTCAGCAAGAGTGCCGACACCGACCTCGTGGAACAGCAGCCTGCTCAGGGGCGGGTAGTACACGCGACCGGCGGTGTCGCGCACCATCGCGTAGTCGCGGTCGTGATACGAAATGAACTCGACCACCTGTCCGGTCGAGGTGTCCTTGACGAGGCTCATAACAGGAGTCGACGAAAAAAGGGCGCCCGGCAAGCGGACGCCCCTATCCTACTGAGTCTTCAATCGGACTCAGTTCTCAACGCGGAAAGGGAGCCTCAGGTCCTCCAGGTCGGCCACGTCCTCGTCGAGGAAGTAGTTGACCTCGACGATGATCGGGGTGCCGCCGGAGGCGGTGGAGGTCACACCACTGCCTTCGGTGTCAGGGGAGCCCGGGGCCACGTTGTAGAGCGTCAGGGTCTCGGCACCGGCCAGGATCGGCGCGGTAACGATCGACTGACGGACCTGCTTGGGAGCGATCGTGGTCGATGCGAAGACAGCGCTTGCGCCGGCCGTCGCCACAGCGGAGGTGGTGATGGTGCCGTCGCTGCCGATGGCATCCGCCACCTTGAGCTCCTCGGTGTTGGTCCCCACCAGGCCGCTGAAAGCGGTACCTTCGCTGCGCTCCTTGCGCATGTCGGGGATCCGCATGCCGACGGAGTAGACGGCAGCGCCGACCGGCAGCACCAGGGAGGTGATGTCGGGACGGGGCTTGTCGTCAGACCGAAGGTCAGGGCTGGGAATGGTGATGGGCCAGCTGGTCGCCGACTGCGCGGTGATCAGGGCGTAGCCCAGCACCGAGTAGAAGCAGCGACCGGGCTGCGCAACCACACACTGGCTCTGGTAGGAGGAGAGCCGGTTGGTGAAGTTACCCGGGTAGATTTTCTTGGCCATTGAGAGTCACCTCCTATCAGTAGACGAAAGAGTAGGCCACGGTCACGAAGTCCTTGTTCAGGAGCTCGAAAGCACCGAACAGGCTCCAAACCATGATGATGAAACGACCGAAGTCATCATCGTTGCTGAGGAGGATCTGGGCGTCCTTCCCGCCGATGCCCACGCCCACGGACTGAGGCCCGAAGAAGAGGATCGGAGCTGCCGTGGTGACAGCGTTGGAGATGGAAGCAGAGGCGATGCTCACCTGCAGCGACTTGGCGGCCAGGTTGGTGGACTCGAACCAGCGCACGCCTTCGAAGACGAAGCCGGTCGGGCCGACCTGCTGACCATTGATGGAGCCGGCCTGACCGTAGGCCGGGCCCATGCCAAGGAAGAAGTTGGCGTTGGGCTGCATGGCCGGGTTCATCGGATCCACCATGCCATTGCCCGGGTAGCGAGCAATTTCACGGAAGTCCGAATCCTGGCGTAGGTGCATCATTGCGCTCGGATCAACGATGGCCCTGTAGAAGCCATCCTCGAAGCGAGGCACGTTGCGCTTGTTCATGTCCCGAACGACCGGCAGAAGGTCGTTCTTGACAGAGAACTTCCCGGTTTCAGCACCGGAGTAGGTGAGGAACGGGGCAGAGCCGGCCTTGGTCTTGGCGCCGGGGTAGTAGTAGCCGCCCTGGGAGACGCTGGACTGACCGTTCGACTCAGCCTTGAAGAGCTCGTCGGAGAAGACACGGTCCTTCCACCGGCGGTAGTCGTCGAGCATGGTCATCGAGCCGATGCTCTGGTGGAACATCTGCAGGTTGCCGTAGTCCAGCAGCAGGCGCTGGCCGGTCAGCAGGGTTTCCCGAGCCACCTTGAAGGTGCTGGGGGCGGAGGGATCGACAGGGTCGGCGGGGCCGGTGTACTCCTTGAGGGTCACCAGCACCTTGTCCTTGACGATGTTCCGGCTGGAAGCAGTGCCAAGGGTCTGGTCGGCGGTCCGTTCGCGGCTGTCCTTCGTTCCGGGATTCCCCCAGAAGCGATACCGGTCAAGCTGCACCGTCTGACCGGGGCTCTTGCCGTAGTCCCAGACAACGAGGGGAGCCGAGACCGCCTCGATGATATAGCTCGGGTGGGGCCTGTGAAGCTCCATCCCAAGAAGCTTGGGGAAGTCGTTGTCAATCCACATGGCTTGTGAATCTCCGTGCGATGGAAGACATGTCCTGCATGTCGCAGTTCCGTCTTACTGTAGGATCAGTTTCTAGATAAAAATGCCATGACGCCAGACCAGGCTCGCGGGATCTCCTCCGTGCTGCTCTCCTCCGGGAGTATCGCGCTGATCCGTTGCCCTACAACGAGTTACGTCCAGATCACCTGGAGCGGCTCCCAGAGGCAGGCAGCCTACTTCGAGGAGAAGGTGAACGAAATTCGTCGTTTCTTCCCTACCAAGGCGGGCATTTTGACCACACCCAAGCGCACCAGACACGGCGTCAAGCTCTACCCCGGCCTGCGCTTCAAGCTCTCCAGTGACAAGCTCCGCCCCATCTACAACCTCTTCGTGCCTCGCGGCCACAAGCGCATCTCTTCCTCCTGCCTCGAGCTCTGTGGAGCCCGCGCCGCCGCCTGGCTGATCTCCGACCACGGTCACCGCACGCCCAACGGACTCGAAATTCGCTCTGCCGCCCATCACGTCGAGGAGTATCTCCTGCTGGCCCAGTGGCTGCAGACCCTCCTGGGCGTGGTCTGCAAGATCGCCCATCGCCGGGACAGGCCCTTCCTGTTCATCGAGAGCAACGATGCCGCCAAAGCTGCAGAGACCCTGCTCGACTACGCCCCTGCGACACGCCGCTTCCTCTTCGTCCAGTTGATCAATGACCGCGATCCCGTTTGCCAACCGTGTGATCGCCTACTGCTTGACGACCCAAGGCGCCCTCAGCCTGAGGGGAGCTCGCAAGAGGCTCTGGCTGGAGCTGCGTCGACCTGAGACCGAGAAGACCTACCTGGACCACCAGGTCCGCAACCTCAGACGACTGCACCCCCATCAGACCCTCAAGGCTCTCTGGGACCTGCTGCCGGGGGACTCCATCTACGACACCGTGCGTGTTCGCATCCAGTCCGAAGAACTCTGGCCGGCCTACCAGCTTCTCTATCCACGAGACCGATACCGGCTCTCAAAGGATGCCCTGCTGGCGGCTGGACTTCCAGGCCTGGCCGCCGCCTGGATGGATGCCGGGCACCGGCAGTACAACACGGCCGCGCTCAGGCTCAAGGGCCCCGTGGACAACCTGAGTCCAATCCACGACTGGTGCGACGCCTGTCACGTTCCCCGCCCCAGGGGTCGCTGCTACCCCAAGTTCATCGACCTGACCTGGGATGGCCGTGACTGCTGGAACATGATCCAAACCATCAAGCCACTGGTGCATCCAACCATGCGCTTCTCGCTGCGCAGACCAGAGCGTGGCACGCAGACCTTTTACGCTGGCTCGTAACACGATCGCCCGCTATGGCCGCACCGGCAGGGGGAGGCTCACCCTGGCAAGCGCTGGGCGCCCTGGGCTATTCCGACCAGTCCTTCGAGGGGGTCATTGGCGGTGAAGGCCAATCCGCCACCCTGTTGGCCACCTTCTCCCTTTCATTTGCCAGCTCAGTCTTCCTCGAGCAGCTGCCCCGAGAAAGGTACACCGATCGCTACATCGAGGTCCTCCTCCAAACCGCCAGCGGCCAGCAGGTTGCGCTGGGTCAGGACGGCCGAGCGGTCGGGGTCGACATCGCCAACACCGCCGGCGACGAGTCTCTCCGCCGACTGCCACCCGGGGACTACGCCGTCGTCATCACGACCAGCCAATGGCAGCCAGCCCCCTTCGCCTTCCGCCTTCGGGTTTTCCCGCGCACTGCGCCATCCCTCGCGCTGATCGGCAGAGGCGCGGTCGGCAAGCGCATCACCACGATGCGCCCCGAGACCTTCCAGAGCGGACGAGGACGACTGGTCGCCTCGCTGCAGCCGCGAATCTCCATCGCTCTCGCCGCGCTCGGTTCGGCCCGGCTGCGCATGGGCCTGCAGATCATCCCGGCCTACGAGACACCGGAGCCCCTGGGCCTCGGCCATGCCTGGTTCTCTCGTCGAGCCCAGGTCCCAGAGCGACTGACGATCATCGCTGCCACCGGCCTCTCTTCTGCTGCCGTACTCCTGCCCAGCGATTTTCCGGGCTACATCGCCACCCGGTTGACCCTTGAAGACTTCCGCCGGCTGCCAGGGCGGCGTGTCATCTTCTCCGACAGAAGCCAGGGCATCTACGCTTCCTACCCCGAGCTCGGAGTCAACCCGAACATCACTGGCGCCCAGGAGTCCCCCGACACGCCCGGGGTCCCCTTTGCCCGTCTCGCCAACGGACGGCATCAGCGTGAGGTCCTGCTGGGCCTGCCGCTCTCGAATTCCCAGATGGTCGTCGCTCATGTCGAGGAAGTCCTCGTCTGGAACAACGACATCATTCGAGATGTGGACATCACCCGCCCACTCGTCCAGCTCCTGACCGTCACGAACCAGCGCAGCTCCTTCGCCCACAGGCGTCGCGTCAGCGTCTTCATTGTCGATCGAGACAACTGCCGCAAGCTCGTCAGACCTCCCACAGAACTTCTGGCGCGGCTGGACGTCATCCTCCCTCCCCTGGACCAATTCCTCGTCGACCGGGGGATCCGGGTGCCGGGCCCGACCACCTTCCCTCCAGTGGCTCGCGTGCTGCACCCTGACTTCATTGCTCAGAAGCGGCTGCCTTCAGAGGGCGACCGAGTCCTTGGCGCTGATCCGACTGACACCGTCAGCGGCCTGCTGAAAAGCCTGGGCATGACCAACCTGCTGAAGGCTGACAGCACGATGAACTCTGCGGCGATCTACACGCTGCTGAACGACTGGGAGGCGATCAGGGCCAAGGACGACTACGACCCTCTCTCCACCTCCTTCGTCCTCTCCCAGCTGCCGGATCGCCCCGACGGACTGCCCAATCTCAGTCCCTGGTACGTCGATGGAGGCTACCGCGCCCTGGGCGGAGCCGCCGGCGCCTACCTCGAGCAGGCCGCGCAGCTGCTCCGCTACGGACAGTGGAGTGGGCCTCTGCCGGCTGAAGCGAGCACAGGCGTTTCGTCCGCCGACCCCCGCTGGTCGCTCGCCCCTCAGGGGCTGCTGCTGCCGGAGCTACGGCTGTTCCGTTCCGAATCTCCCAAACTCCTTCTCGCCTACGACTGGAACCAAGGGACCTACTGCCGAGAGAAACTGCAAGGGCTGGGCTTCACCACCGAAGACCTCTCCACCGATTTCCCTTTGACACAAGGGAAGGCCGCGCTCAACCCCGGCGTCGCCAGGCCGCTCGGCGGGAAGGGGCGTCTCTACCTGGGGGAGCTTTCCGCCTCCCAGCCCAGACTCCTGCGCAGCACCATGAACGGCCAGGGCTCGATGGCAGAGAGCAACCTGAGCTGGTGCCTTCGCGTCAGGTTGCATGGACGAGGAAGCCTGCCGGGCGCCACGCTCAACGTGACCTCAGATCTGACCATCGTTCGCCGCCTGCTGCTCTGTCGTCTGCGCGGTGCGGGCGGGATCCCATCGGACGTGAGAGATCGCACCAACCGACTCAGCGGAAGGGGAGGCTTCATGCCCACCAAGCTCTCCTCCAGGCCTGTCAACGAATACCCGCAGTCCTTCTGCACTGGGCAAGGTCGCCTTCAGGGCACTCTCGTCTCGAGTTGAGTCCAGTAGATCTCTTCTTGCCTGCCAGAATGGGCCAATCGCCTGGTGCCCAGCGAGATCCATGCCCCTGCCTCCAGAGGACCGAGCGACCTCATTCAATCGCCCAGCGCTGGTCCGCTACGACTCCCTCAGGGACAGCAAGGATCTTGGGCCCATCACCGACATCAAAGCCGTCATCAGCGGCTACATCGGCGCGGAGGCCGGCTCCCAGAGCCTCTTCTTCTCCTTTGACCTGCGCGTCCCTGCCACGATCCAGATCACCACGGAGACCGGCAACCGCTGGACCAGTCGCTTCGTCTCCGTCGCGCTGCGCAGCGAGAAGCAGAGCATTGCCCTGGACGAGCTCGGCAACGCCTTTGGCACTGACATCGCCAACACGATTGGCACCGACGAGTCCATCGCCAAGTTTCCACCTGGCAAATACACCGTCATCGTCAGCTGCTCGCAGTGGCAGTCCACCCCATTCGCACTGCTGCTACGAGTCAATCCGACCACTCGCCTCTACACCTCCCTGAGAGGCCGTGGTGGTCTTGGCACCATCACCCGCCTGCGTATTGCCACCGCCAGGCTGGAAGGATCCCTTGATGGAAGGGGGAGCCTTGGCAGCCCTGGCGCTGGCCTCTTCTCCGGGCGACGCGACAAGCCGCTAGGCATTGCCCCTCTGACCGGCCGGGGCAAGATTGACATCACGCTCTCCATTCGAGAGACGCTGGGCTCCATCGGCGGCTGCTTCCTGACCGGCCGAGGAAGACTGCGCTCTGTACTGACTTCCAACGGCCTGGGGCCGCGACTATGGGCCTCCAAGTTGAACACCCTTGTCCAAACAGGATCGAATAACTACAACACGGTCTCTTACACCTGCCTTGCGCCCGACGACTACAGCTATCAAGTCTTCTACCTTTGCCTGGCCACTTTTCCAGTCAGTCAGCGGCGACTTGCCTTCGTCTACAGATCACCCACTGGCGAGGTCTTATGGAGCCGAGTCACTGACATCTTCGTCGACAGCGATGATGCCAACTTTGGAGACTTCCTTGGCTGGGGGCTAATCCCCTTGCCAGATGGTGACGTCATCGCCTACAGAAGAACGACAAGCGCTACTGGTAACTTTCCGCAAGACGCAGGAATTTACGTCATGCGTATCAACAAGACCGGTTCCATTGACTGGAAAAAGGTCTATGTTCTCAGAATATCAGTAAGCGATCCTTTCAATGATGTAGTTGACATAAGCAGTGTTCAGGAAGCCAAGCTCATTAACGATCGAGTTCATTTCACCTACACCCATGGCCTCAATCCAGGCTATCTCCGGATTGATCCAGCCGATGGAGAGATCAAGAAGGCTCGATACCTTGCTAACGGCACTCTGACGAATGGTGGTCAATTCGGCTCTTCCATGCGTGTATGCCTGCCCATCAAGGCCTATGGCGACACCCTCTACCTCGTCGGGGCCAAGCAGACCTTCACGCCAGGTTACACATGGATAGCTGTCGTCGATGACGGGATGGATAATGTTTATCATTTCTACAAATACGGCAATGGCGCCAATACTGTCTACAACGGCAATGCCGTCATTCACGACGACGGCGTTGTCTCAATCGTGAATACCGCCGGAGCGCTTTTACAGCTGAACCCCGACCTCACGATTCGTCGCATCACAGCCGGATTCTCCGTCAGCGACTCTACACCTGGCCTTGAGGTCGACGCCGCAGGGACTCTTTATTGGGTAGGCTCCTCGAATGCGCTCCTGGCTCTTGATAAAGAAGGCAACATCACCTACCAGCGCACCAGTATATCTTTACCCGCAAGGATCGATCAATTCAATCTCAAGGCTCCCGCCAGCAACTGGATGGACCCTGACAGCGATTGGGCCGTCATGTCCACTTCCGTGCCCGCCAGCAACGCCCTTGGCTGCGTTGTGGCAGGCTTTGAAATCAAGATGCCATCCAATACTGTTACCGGAGACAATTTCAGCGTCACCATAGGCGGCCTACCAGAGATAGGCAACGCCTTGACCATCGGAAACAACAATCAACTCCAGAGAGAAGACGAAATCGGCGGGACCGTCGTAAGCCCCGTCAGCTTCTTCACGCCAGGCGTCGCCTCTGCCGTCGACCCAGTCTGGGATCCCACTCTCATCAATGGTGCGTCTTACATGTCATGGTCGCTCTTCTCGAGCACCATCAAGCGGGGACTTTCCACGGCCTATCCCAGCTTCAGAGCGAAAGAGCCACCCATAAAAGAGCCCGATCCATACAAGCAGTACGTCACTTTTCTTCTTCCCGGAAGCGGCCCAATTGCCACAACATTCTTCACCGACTACTCCAACTACGGCAATCTGCCAGCCTCGATTCAAGGGCAAGTCCAATTCTCTACAGAGCAAGCTAAGTTCCCTGACATTAGCGGCTACTTTCCGACAACTTCCATCAAGTTTGATGGCTCTGGCGACGCCATAGCCTACGCAAACGCACAGGCGTTCCGTCTTGGCTTCGATGACTTCACCGTCGAAGCATGGGTCTACCCGCTCGGCCTTAACCAGATCCTCTTTGACAACAGCCCTCTCGGTGATCCTGCCGCTCACAACAACAGCTTTATGCTGTATATAAATTGGCAGGGATTCCTCTACATCTACTCCAATGGCGCCACGCGACTCGGATGGACCGTCACCCCTCAAGTCGTTCCTCTGAATACCTGGAACCACATCGCAATCTGCCGCGAAGAAGAGATTTGGCGCATCTACCTCAATGGCCAGGTTCAGGGATCTGGGTGGCGTCAACCAGTCAATCTCTCCGCAGGGGGATTCATCATTGGCGCCCCCTGCACCACAACGCTTGTCAGCGCTGGGCAAGGCGCTGGCGCGTTAGCACCAGTCGGCAACTTTAACGGCTACATGCAAGACATCCGTATCACCAACGGCGTGTCACGTTACCACCGAAACTTCCAGCCCAGAAACGCTCCGATCCAATACTCCTCTTTTGGTCCTCCCTTCTCCCTGCCGGCCGGAACCGAGCCCGCTGAATCTGGCCCGCCAAGCATAGATTACAACTTCGACGCGACCCTACTGTTCGCTCGCATGAACGGATCGGGCATCAACTTCGTTGACAGTGGCCCATACGACATCACCCTCATCCCAGCAGGAAACGCTCAGCAGCTTTCTGGGGGCAAATGGGGAGGGAATCAAGGCTACTTTGACGGTATCGGTGACTACCTGGATCTCGCCAGCAACACTACTACGTCCCTCGGCTCTGGCGACTTCACCATTGAGCTCTGGGCTCAGCGCCTTGGCAATGGGTCAAGCGAAACTTACATCCAGTCCCTACTGGATTCTCGTACCGCCCTGATCGACCCACAAGTTCAGCTACGCATCACCAATGCAGCCCAGGGATGGCGCCTCTGCCTCTACCTCAATGGAGCCATTCGCATCTACGGCGAGCCGATGGTCGCTGCTACCCGCTATCACATTGCCCTGGTGCGCAGCGCTGGAGTCATCACCCTCTACATGAACGGCTCCCCTGTCGGCGGCTCGTCCCTCGTCGACTCCACCAACTTCACTGCCACCAACTGGAGCATCGCTCGCAGCCGCATCAGCGAGGGCGCTGACTCGGGCTACTTCCATGGACACATGAACGATGTCCGCATTCTGCGCAGAGCCCTCTACCTCACCTCCTTCACTCCCCCGGCCGCTCCCTTGCTCGGCCCGCCAGTGGCAACTGCTCGCTACTGGCGCATGGTGAACCTGCGCACCAGCTCGACTGACGGCTCAGGCCAATTCGCTCTCTCGGAGCTCGGCTTATACCAAGGCCGCCTTCGCCTCCCCAACACCCTGGCCAGCAGCTCTCCGGCCCCCTCCTCGGGCCTGCTGACCAGCACCCAGGACCAGAGCGTCACAGTCAACTGCAACTGGAACCGCTCCACCATGGAGCAAGTCACAGCCTGGATCCAGCTGGACGCTGGCGAACAGGTGACCGCTGACTCCATCCGCATGGCGGTCGTCAGCGCCGGGTCTTTCGGCATCAAAGGATTCGACCTCCTCTACTCCGATGACGCCATCACGTGGACCAAGCTCGGCGTCGCCCGCAACTACCCCCTTCCCGAAGCGACCCTTGCCCCCAGAATCCCGCTGCTGCCACTGCCAACCTCCCAGGAAGACGCCGACTTCGATCGCGTCGTCCTCTACCTGCGTGGCAACGACCCGGGCGCCTCAGTCCTCGACAGCGGCCCCCGCCAAATCGCTGTCACCAGTTCCAACCTCACCAAGACCACCCAGCAAAGCGTCCAAGGTGGCCAGAGCCTCTGGTTCAACGCAGGCAGCAATGCCTATCTGACGCTCGGCGAACCCGGCGGTCGTTCGACCTTCTTTACCTTCGGCACTGGCACGAAAGGGGACTTCACGGTGGAGATGAGCGTCTTCCCCCTTACGGTCCCCCCGACTCAAGGCTGCCTGTTCTGCACGAACGCCATTGGCGACAACGCCAACTACACCAACGGCTTCATGTTCGTACTGACCAGCCAGATGAGGCTGAACGTCTATATCAACGGCCAATTCCAAGGGGCAACTGCCACCTCTATCCCAGTAGGCCAGTGGAGCCATGTTCGTCTCACGCGCAACATCCTTGGAATCTGGCGCTACGCGATCAACGACTCCATCGACGCAGTCTCATTCGTCAACAACGTCACCCTCTCCAATCGCGCCTTCACGATGGGCAGAGACGGGGCCAACGCCGGTGACCTGAAGTGGTTCAACGGCTACATGGACGACATCCGCGTCACCCAGGGCCTTGCGCGTGGCGACGTGCTGGTCGCTCGCGACCTGGGCTGGTTCGGCACTGCACGTGGCGATCTGGGGGCTTCCTCCGGCCCAACCCTCAGCGCCGCTCCTCCCGAAGTGGCGGTCGTACTGACATCCATGCTGACTGGCGAGGGCGATATGCCCAGCACCCTCCAAAGTCAAGCCGTATTCAGCCCAGCCTCGCTCTCGCCTTTGGTCTGGTGGGACTTCTCGGATGGCGCAACCGTCACAACCAATGATGGCCTAATCACGCAGATCACGGACAAGAGCGGCAACGCGAGAACCTTGACGCAGGCAACTCCGTCTAATCGGCCGACCTATCAAGCTGCGGCTATGAACGGCCTGGCCGCTGCAAGGTGGCCAGGCAGTAATAACACTATTCAAATGGTGACAGCGGCCTTTACACTGACAGCGACAGAGATCTATGTCGTTGGCGATTTCGGTGCAAGCCAGGGCACGAACTACGAGGGCCTGGTCAGCCCTGCCTCTGGATCCGATGGATGGATGGTGCTAAACCCCGGCGCTGCCGGTGCCTGGTTCACCGGTTGGTCTGCTGTGCCAACATACCTCAACGGAGATGATGTTACAGACAGAAAATCAACCTTGTTCCCAGACCTGGCGTCTCCTTTCTGTCTTAGGGCAGCAAGGCCTGCCAACTCGTTTTCGTCTACTGTCGGTATCAGGCTTGGCGCAGACAGGGATAACTTCGGCTTTGGCCGTGGCTGGAAGGGCGACATCTGCGAAGTCCTGATCTTCCAGAGCGCACTTTCCACCGGCGACAGGGCCAACCTTGTGGCCTACCTGCAGGACAAGTGGGGCACTCCAACCTGAAGCGACCCCTCGCATCTGCCAGAATGAGAGGCAAAGCACTCGTCGGCACCCATGCCTTTCTCGCAGTACCTGGCCACCAAGATCCTGGACTGGGTCAAGGGCACCACCTTCCCGACCGTCCCCACGGGCCTCTTCATCACCATCCACTCAGCCACGCCGGGCGACGACGGCTCGGCCGCCAACATCACCTCCACGGTCACCGGCAACGCCAACCGCGTCCAGATCCCCCAGGCCGACCTCGGCAACGTCACAGCCGTCGGCGGCGGCGGTTACGAGCGGCTCAACACCCAGGCGGTCATCGTGACCAACTCAGCAGTCAACGGCAGCTCGGCCTTCGCCAGTCATGCCGCTCTCTGGGACGCCAACTCCGGCGGCAACCTCCTGTTCCATGATGCGCTGAGCGTGGTCACGGAGATCCAGTTCGGCGATCTCGTGAAGTTCGATCCCTCCACCTTCTCCGTGCGTTGCATCTGATGGCCAACAAGACAACCACCGGCCTGGGCAAGACCTGGATGCAGGGGCAGAAGAAGGAGCCCGTCCACCACAAGACCACTCAGGGCAACGGCCGGGGGAGCAGAGCCAAGCCCAGGCGCAAGCTCAGGATCGGACAGGGCCGCGCTTGAGGACCTCCTCCCGGTCAGCCTGGTGTGCCTCGAAGAACGTCATCCGAGGCACCTTGACCCAGGGGGTCCATTCCCCCACGTGAAAGACTCCCCGTTGATCCACCACCAAACGACTCCTGGCCTGGAGCTCGTCGTCTACCCAGCGGAACTGAACAGGGAAGCGCTTCATGAGAACTCCCGCTTGAGGATTGCAGGCTCGAACACCAGGCGGCGCATGTCCTCCAGGTGCCTCTCGGTGGCCGCCAAGGAGCCAGCAGAACCGCTCCCTTCCGACGGGCGCAGCCCACACTGCCAGAGCTCATCCATCAGCCGCTGAGCTTGCGTCTGGTCCAACCTGCAGCTGGGTTCAACCGCGAGGCTGTCATTCTCGATCTCCGTCAGCGTCATGTGAGTGACAGCCGCCGCACGCGTCTCAATTGCCGGCGGCGTGTAGAGCAGCAGGGCGACACCCGGGCTGAACGGCTCCCTGTGGGCGCTGATGCTCAAGTTCAGCATGACGATGCCTCCACAGGGCCCCAGAGAAACTGTTCGCTCGGATACGACGCCTTCGGTAGGACCTCCCACCCGCAGGCCTGTGTCAGGCGGTTCAGGACATCCTCGGCGGTGTGCCCATCAAACGGAGGAGCGGTGTCCAGCTTCTCAATCCGGCCATTCCTGGCCGCGTTCATGTAGGTCGGCAACCAGGAGACCGGCAGGTGATACGTGACCCGCTCCCAACTCGTGTCGCTGGTCTTCACGTCCATGCCGGCAATGAAGTACCCGTCGAACATGGTGCCATCGTCGTGCAGCAGTGAGAACCACGGATCGGCGTCCCCCGGGGAGTAGTGCAGCAGCAGCAGGGTGAACAGCGCATGCCGGTGCTCGTAGAGCTCGGCGAACGTGTGGTACCCGTCGCTGGTCCGAGGAATCACTTCCTGCGTCATGGCCATGTCGTGGCCACGCATGATCGCGTTGGCGAACCAGCCCAGCATGATCGCCTCCGTGGTGTCGTCCAAGTCATCGGGGGGCAAGGGCGGAGCGATGACGGCATCCGGATGGATCGTCGCGAATGCCTTGGCCCAAAGGCTGGCATCCCCTGACTCGTGCCAGGGCTTTCCGTTTTC